ATCCACAGATGTACAATAATGTTGTGGTCTTAATTCATTATTCTCAAGATCTAAACTATTTCTAACTTTAAATCCATTAGTTTCTTGTGGTTGCAGGGTTGAAAAATTGTCAACAAAAAATCCAGATTTAAATTTATTTAATCCATCAGCATCAGGAATGAATAAGTTTGATGTCTGCGTTTCCAGCATAGACAATGATGTGTAATATTCTAAGTTCTTGATTCTGTCTTCAAGATCTTTAATATCTTTCATTCTATATCTCTTATACTTTAAGAAATCAATATTTACATGTCTTGGTTGGAACATAAATGGATGTAATTCCACCCTCGCTAATTCTATAGCATCCTCAACTGCATTTGGAGATTCTCTTTTATCGGATGGATCTCCGTATTGAACTTGAAATCTTCCAGTTCTATCTAAGAAAATTCTATCAACTCGACCAACAAAATATGAGAAATCAAGATTAATTGATTCATCAGAAGCTAGTATATTTCGAGCAGAACTTCCTGATGCAGTAAATGTTCTTCCAAAAAACTCAAATGGTGATCTTACATTTTCAAGCACAGTATAAGATGAAACTTTTGGCCTTATATCAATCGTATCAGTTACCATTTCACCATTAATCATAGGAATTTCTCTTCCATAATCAAAAGTATCATAAGAATTTTTTACAGTAATGTCACCTTCATCAGTTGCTTCATAAAAACCATTTTTAAAATATATTTTTAATTGTCTCTTTGGTGCTTTTACACCTGATCTTCTAGTGATAAATCCATAATCATAGAAAGTGCTTCTTTGACCATTGGTAAATGTATAATTTGCTGATACATTTTTACTAGGATTATCTAAAGTTGTAATCAAACCTTGGATTGTTGTTTCTTTAAATACTACAACTTCACCTTCTTCAAAAGCGGTTTCATTAAGAGTAATATATGTAATCTGAGCATCTGTTAAAATTTCAGCTACAATTGCCACCGCACCACTATTTTGACCTGAGAATTTTTCACCAACAACTAAGTCTGTTGCTTTACCAGAAGGCCCATTTAAAGATGTTAGTGTCATCTTAGGAGCAGATGGTTCTGATGTATCTGTAGATTCAAAAACACCGTGAATTCCTACAATATCTGCCTCGTTTAATGATATTTTAACATCTTGAACTCTTGTTCCAGTAGGGAAGTTTCCTGCTGTTAAACCATCATTTAAAGTTGTCGCACCAACACCAGAAGCACTATCTTTTGAATAATTAATTACTGTTGAATTTACACGATTTAACCTTTTTATTTTTGCTGCTGGTTTTGATTTAGTAAGAGTCGCTATTAATGTGCACCCAGTTGTTGCTGCACCTAATCCCTCTATCTGTAATACTGTATTACCTGCGGAAAAAGAAAACATTTCCTCTGTTAAGGAAACAGTTGTTCCATCAGATCTCATGAAAACATATCTCTCTTCATCAAATGGTAAAAACGATTCGTTAGTATCTGCAGCTAGTGCAGAAGTAAGTTGACCTAATCCTGTGTTTGGATTAATTGCTACATCTACATCAAATGATTTTCTAATAGTTATACTGGAGTTGGTTAAATCAACATTTGAAATAAATGATTTAGGCATTAAAGCATATAATTTGCTTTCAGTAGATCTTTCTAAAGGTGATGTTACAAGTTTTAAACTAGCAGCTTGATTAATAGATGTTGGAATAGCACCACTGCAAACACCAGTAACTGTAGTAACACCAGTAACTTTGACATCATTTGTATTAACTTCTGTTATTCTTGCAAATGATGGAACATTATTACCTAATCCACTAAAAGATAAAATATTTCCAACTTTTAGTGTACCTGGAAATAATGAGCTCTCACTAGTAACTGTGCATATACCTGTTGCATTATCTTTTGCAGTAAATTGAGCATTACCAAAATCAATAACTGGTGATTGTATCACATCTCCATTGAAAGTTTTTGCAAAACCAACATCACCATTATCAGGGCCACCATATAATGATTTGACATCTTGCATACCAAAAGAGGTAATTGCAGTTGCAACACGACTATTATTAACAGCATTAATCTCAAATGGTTCGTTAGTTATAAACTCTCCAGTTTTATTGTAAACTACTATAGATGTACTATTACTTACAGCAGATCTTAAAAATCCTGTAGCACCACTATACTTTCCTTTTATTTCAGTTGGTATTGTGAGTGTGATTGGTTCATTAAGAGTCAATTTAGAATATAATTGAATATCATATAATGAGATATCCCACTGATTAACTGCAGAGTTAGCTACAGTATAGGAACCAGATTCTAAAGCAAAATCATAAACTCTAGCAACACCAATCTCTTCCCCACTAGCACTTAACTGTGAAGATCCTTGTCTTTGATCTCTTAAACTAATAACATAAGTATTTCCTATTCCTATCTGAGGTGCACCAGACACATTATTCATCCTTATAGAATTTCCTGTTTTATACGATACTCCCTGACTTTCTAATGTTAGTGATGTTCTTGGTTTTGGGCAATCTATGTAAGTAGAACTAATAGTTTCAACCTCATAACCTTTAATAAAAGCTTTACCTGGTGATACTTGATATAACGCAAGATCATCTGATGCTAAACTTCCACCTTGTGTAAATTGACCCTCTTCATAAACTCCATTATTACCGTAATTATCATTCAATGAATCCCTTACAGCAACACTAAAACTCTTAACTGTATAATCTCCAGATTCTGCAAATGTTCTACGAGCTAATTCATCTCTAATAAAACCATAATTTGTGTTTTTAACTTGAGATCTTAACAATCCATTATCAATAACTGCCAATTCTACAAAATTAGAATCATTAAAATCATCTAATGGTTTAGCGAATAGACTAGCAGATATTTTTAAACGATCTGCACCTGGTGCAGTATAATTATTAAATCCTTTTGAGTTGTCTGCTAATGTTTCATCTTCATCAGCATTAATTATATCTTCTTCTATTCTTAAACCAATTCTAGCACTTGGAGTATTACCATACTGAGACAATAAAATTGTTTCATCTTGAACCTGAACAAAATTACCTCTGATAAAATAAACACCGTTAGATATAGAGAAAGATGCAGCAGTAGATGTTGCATTATTAGCAATACATGAAGCAAATGTTTCTCCTGAAGGTATAAAGGCATTATTTTGAGGCCCTGAAACAATATCACTATCTGCTATTAATAATTCACCATCAGCAAATACTTTAATTGTGCTGTCTTCTACACCAGAAGACATATATGAAATATAAAGTGTTAGATTACCATTCTCACTATTCTCAGACCTGAGAATCTGTTTAACTATCGCTGTTACACCAGTTGTTGCTCCAATTATCTTTCTATCAATTAACTGATCAATGTAAAATTCTACAGGAACTCCTAAGTGACTATTATTTAATTCAACAGCATAATACTCAGGAGAATACGCAGTATTACCTGGTATTACTTTTGCACCCTCTTTAAAGAAATGTTGACCAAATTTTTCAATTTGATTTTGTAATATAGACTGAAGACCTGATAATTCTCTTGCTTGTACAGGATAACCAGGCTTGAAAAGAACCTTATGATAATTATCATTCGGATCAAAATCGTCAAAATACGGTGAAACGTTAAGATTGGTTTGCTGAGCCATAGTTAATTAGAACTGTAATATTATTTTGACATCTTCTTTTTGATTG